CGAGATAAGCTGCAGAATACCACAGTATGTAGCACTACCATCCGTCTCACTATATAGCCCAGATGGAGAAGAAGTGCCATCTGGGGTATCAAGCGTTAATTTATACCTATATGTAGTATTTACATGAGTCCAAGTACTAGACCAGGAAGGAGATATACTTGACTCAGAAGCACCTGCATATAATCTAGTTAATGCCATTATGTAGCCTCACTAAATCCACATTCAGTCCATTCTGGCTTAATAATGTCAGGTACATACGCACAACCTTTAAATGTTCCAAGGATGTTTGAATATACAGAACACCTGGTTAATCCAGCTTTAGGCCACTGATGCCAATTACCTGTTATAGTAAGATATTGACACATATGAAGATTAAGGTTTGTATTAAGTGGCCAGCCACAATTCCCTCCAGCATCGGGGCAATCTCCTGGAGCATGAGTGCAGCACATACCACACTGATTACATGAGCCAGTCAAGTTTGGATTAGAGAAATCTATAGTTACAGTTCCATATGTAGGATGGGATACTGTAAAAGGTTGAGACAGGCAACGATTAGCAGCAATGCTCTGAACTAATCCTACAGCTATTGGGTCTTGACCAGTATTTACATCTGCTCCTTGTACTGGTATATGGAATATTCTTCCATTAGGTCTAATTAACCAAAGTTTACCCACTATATTGCTCCTTCAAATTCAACTTCTTTATCATGATAGCTAACATACTTAGCATGAAGTGGTTCATCGACAAGTTCTAAGTAAGTCTTATCACCACACATACAAGCCCACCGAATCCAGCTTTTCATAATAGGTATCTTAACAAAGTTAGGCTGTGGTTGCGGGGCTCTCCCTGGGTCAAACAATGAGAGTATAGTTTTCTCATTAGTCCTTTGCTCATCAGATATAAACCACTTATCAGAAGCACCAAACTCCTGTTCAAATTCTGTGCAGGCTCTTTTAAGAATGACAGATACATCATCACCAAGTTCTTTACTGATAACATCCTTTACTATGTTATAAGCTACTTTTCCTTCATCAAGACTCTTGTTATAGAAGTATCCACCATACAAGCCATTAACATATTCCCTTCTCTCTATCCCACATTTGAATCCATACAGCTCATCCATGGGTTTAAAATTATGCTCCATCAAAGCCATAAGGTCGAATAACTGTACAATAGTATTAGGTCTTACCACAACCTTCCAGCATTCCTGGCAGCGAATTGGTGGCTGGCCCAGGTCTTTCTTATAGAGATTAAACAGTATATTATGCTGTAATCTACAGTTCATTCCCTCAGGATGCTTAATAATAATCCAGGGTAAGTTCCAGGCAATATGTTCATCAACAGTTATTAATCCTGTGTCAGCACTAATCCTGTAGTTACCATTCTCCAGTAATGAAAATGCCCTCTTTAAAAAATCCTTCTCATCCAGCTTCTCATAGAATCCCATTAGTTTCTCCTTTTCATTTGTGCTATGTCGGTCAAAATTTGAACAACACAGCAATTAATGTTATTGCAGATGTCCCTTGCCCTTTGCTGGGATTGCAAATAGATACCTAAAGAATGTCCAGTTATCATCACCATAAAGCTTAGGATTGTCTTCCCTCATAAGCCTAATGGCTTTTTTAAAGTTAACAGGCAATAAGTCTTGTGGCCCTACATTCTTTCCAGCAGCAAAGTATTGTCTAGCTGCATAGTTAAAGAACCAGTTATCATCAGCCTTCTTATGAGAAGCTGACCACGCTGCTTGAACAATAGGGCTAAGTCCAATCCCTATTTGCTCTGGCCCAGGCTTAATAAATGGTGGATGAAATAGTTGTGGCCACAGATTAGAATCTGTAGTTTGTAATCCTGTAAAGGCTACACCACCGAGGACAAGAACATTAGTCATAAATTGCTTGCCAATATTCGTTCCAAAGATGTCAGTATCCAAATTAAGACTATCCATAATAAGATTCGCTTTAAACGCATTCTCAGTTCCTTTCATTTCTGCTTTAAGTTCCTGCAAAGCATCTGCTTGTTTCCATAGTTTCTTAGCAGAATTACTTATCGCTTTAACACCTGATATAGCCCTTAATACTCTTTGCTCCATAAGCTTAAACGGAGTACCCTGGAACATTAGAAATGCTCTCATCTTTGGGTCACGAAGCCAGGTAGGATTAGTTACCCCTGACAAGAAGTTAGCCCTTATGATTGTATCATATACTGAATAGGCAGCCTGTTCTGGAGTCATTCCCTTTTTACCGGCCATCTCAAGTGCCATGAAAATACTATTACCACGGTCAAACTTCTCTACCAAGTCAACCATGACAGCACCTTTTTCATTCCACTTAGCCAGTGCATTTGATAGCCTACCAACAGGAATATCACCTAGGTCAAGGTCATTTACAACATTATTAAAGGAGCCTTGATTAGATAAAGCTTTAATAAATGAAGACCGCTCATATGCTGTCAGTGACTTTCCTGTATCAAGTGAAACATCTCTGTAAAGTTTAGATGATAATCTCGCTGTCATCTCAGACTGAAATGCTTTATGAGAATTTCTAACTATTGGCCCAAGCCCAAACATAGCCACATTACCTGTCTGCTTCAGCATATGTTTCCATGCAACAGAAGGAGATGCAAACAATAATCTTGCTGTTTCAAGTGCATAATAAGTCCTGAATCTTCTATTCCAAGGTGTGTCTGCAACAGGCTTAAATGCTCCATTAAAGTCATTCCAGAAATTCTTCAGTCCATCAGTTTGCTGCATAGCCCAGTGCATATGGTCACGCCATCCACTCTTCCAGAAATCAGAAACCTGTATTCTTCTATTAGCATCAGGGAAATATTTCTCCATAGAATAGACTATGTCAGGCATCATTGGCTTTGCACCTAGACTTCTGCTATGGAAGTGAGCAAACTTAACAGTCTCCAATTCACCAGTCATATAGTTTCTATACTGGTTTTGCAGCTTCGAGAAATCAACTGCTGGATGGGCAGCATAATGAACATAAGGTCCAGTTATTACATCCTCACCAGCCTGTTCAATCATTGCTCCTTTCTTCCCTAGTAAATCCCTGAACCTACTTACGGCAGCATTCTCTCCCCTTGTCAACATTGGCTTTAACCAAGGATACTTAGCAAATTCTGCTGTATCATCCAGGGCTAAGAATATTCTTGTTTCAGCAAACTTCTGTGCAAGCGACTTAGCAGTATTTTCCCAGCCTTTTCCTAGTGTAAGAAACTCTTTATGCTTTACATCATATATCTCTTGATTCTTGGTCATAGCTTTTTTAAGGTTATTAATAAGGTCTATATCACCTTCCTTAAGCTTACCAGCAGTCTGTTTAGCAAGTAATGGATTTAAGTCTTCTTCAATCTGTGTTACCATTCTCTTTGCTATATCAGCTTCAACAGCAGATTGATAATACTTATCAGCAACAGGTTTCATCGTATCTGCTATTATTTTGTGGGAACCAGAATTAAGACCCTTAACATCTCCAAGGATATTTGATACTGCTAGTTTATCCATTGAAGTATTCTCAAACGCAGCAGTTATTCTACTAGCCATCTCAACCCAGGGATTAAACCACTTATGATAGATTAAACCTCCGATGGCCGGCTTAGTCATAAGATTAGTAAGGAAATGATTAACACCATTAAAGTTCTTTATCATATCGCTATGACCAAGCTTCCAATGGTCTTTAAGAGCCATCTGAGAAACACCATTCATATATTGCTTAGGAAGATATTTATTAGTACCAAAGATAGAAACATATCCTCTTTTAATCATATCCTTCATAAGCTGCTCTTGAGACCTTGCTCCGTACTTATAATAGTCAACAAACTCTCTAGCAGCTAGTGCACTTACTTTTGCAGCTTCAACTGGGAGGGCAGCAGCCTCTGATTCTTTAGTATCAATTCCAAGCAGCGCAGTGGCTGGTATCAATGTCAATGCTGCAATGTATTTCTTATTCTGTGTTATGGTATTAATAAAGCTATCAATATCCTCAGCAGTTGACATTACATTTTCAGATTCATTAGCGAACTTAACATCAGGAAGTTCCTTACCTGCCATAGCTCCTTTCTTTATTAAGTCCTTCTCAGCCTTTAAAGCTTCTCTAGCTTGCTGAGCTTTTGCAGATGGCCTCGTAGCTTTAGTTCCACGCCATAAAGTTCTGAATGTTTCAGCAGCAGCTTTTGAATCACCCTTAGCCATTTGGTCATTCATTACCTGAGCACCCATGGCTTCAGTAACAACTTTCCCTTCAAAGCTTTTTGCTATTTCTTCATCTATAATATTAATGTTTCTCTTAGCTTTCTCAGATATTGTAGCCCACCTTTCTGGGAATAGGTCTTTAAGCTGAGCTTCAATTGTAGACTTATCTGGAAGTGGTAATCTTGCTGCAGCATACTGTGCTTCAAGTTCCTTATCAACACTTAAGACATCATTCCAGAATTCATTATAGTAATTACCTTTCATTGTGTTATACTGGTCTTTAGTAATCTGCTTATGGCCGAGCCTTGCCTTAGCAATATTTGTTTTTCTCTCCATCTCTATTGCTGCAGCTTTAGTATATCTCCTGAACTCTGCCTCATTAGTAACAGGCATATCTCTCCAGTTCGGAGTATACTTAGGCTTTGGAACACTAAGTGTTTCCTTAACATCGCTAGCCATAAGTCTAGCCTGTAAAGCATTCCCAAGCTTATAATCTTTAGTTACTTTGTCAAGAACAGTTTTAGCTTCTCCTCTTACTTCATCTGCTGTAAGTAGAGATAATCTTCCTTCATCAAGCTGTGAACGATATGCTTTAATAGCAGCTTCTTTCCTGCCAAGACCTTCAGCCATCAAATCAGCTGTTTGTTCAACACCCTTCTCATCAAGACTTGACAAAGCTTTATTATATGTATTAGCAAGTCTTGACTCTGCACTTTGCTTAACAGCAGTGGTTATCTTTCCTCCCAATGATTCAGCAGCCTGAATATCTCCAAGAACATCAACATTTAACTGCAGCATCATGTCAATATCAGAGTCTACTATACCTGTTGTCTTACTGACTATATTTCTAAATGACCTGTCTAGTGCCTCAGGCCCAAACTGTTTTGTGACTCCAAGAGCTTCATCAATGAGATTCTTAGGCTTAGCAACCTGCTCTTCAAACTTAGCTAATACACTATCAAATCCTGCTTTATCTTTCTTCAGAAGCCTATTGAAGCCAACCTCTAAGTCAGCAACCTCTTGTGTCTTGTTTATAAGCTTAGATTCTACAAGTTGCTTATTAAGGATGGACAATGCAGTATTACCTTCGCCACCATATCCAGCCTGAGTCCATTCTTTAGTAACATCCATAGCATGTTGCAGCCTTTCAGCATTATAGGCAGCAACGTCTTTATATCCTTTACGAAGCCTTCTTGCTACAGTAGTTGCCCCAAAGGGAACAGCAGCTCCAAGTGCGAAGCTTGCAATCTCAGTCTTAAGAGGTTCATCCTGTCTAGCCTGAGCCCAACCACTATCTTTAACAACATCCCTTGCAGCATCAAATGCCAGAAATTCAGGGATAGCTATTAATGCAGCACCAGCAATCTTTGAGACTATTCCCCAAGGCCCAAGAGCTGGAGTCTCCTCAAGTATTGTTCCAGCTAACTTAGATATTCCTCTCCATCCAAGCTTTTCTACACCAGCAAGTGCTAGAGTAGTTCCAGCACCGAACTGCATATATTCCTTTATTCCTTCAGGAGTTAATCCCTTCCTAAAGTTAGCCCACTCTCTGGGTTTATCAGCTCCCTCAGTTGCTCTCCATTGTTCATATCCAGGAAGTTCTCCAGTATCTTTTTTGAAGAACGGCATAGCTGTTTCAGCTTTTCTCTTATATTCATATGGCTTACCAGTATTAAGATAATCTACAAGAGTTCTCTTATAGACATCTTCAACCACCTGAGGCCCTGATATTCTAGGCCCATACTGGTTTACAATATCAGGATTTTCTAGGTTGGCTCTAACATCTCTTGCTAAGCTCCTCATCGGGTCATCCTTAGCAAATCCCTCCTCAATAGAAGTTATTGGGTCAAGGACAGATGTTGTAAGCTTCTCAACAGCTTTCTTCGGTGGGAGATGTTTCGCAGCCAATTTAGCTACCTGAACATCTACCTTCTCAGGGGTGGCAAGATAGGTATCTCTTTTCTCAATCTTCTCCGTTAACTTAGCTTGTTCACTAAGTCTCCTGAAGTAATCCTGTCTTGCTGTTGATAATACAGATTCTACGATACTCATAGCTTATTGTCCTTTATAAGCATATTCTTCTGGGGATTTAAACCACCTGTAAAACTGTGGACTAAGTAGTCTTCCGAATACTTCAGTTGTAATATCAGACACCCTTCCACTCTTTCTTTGTGTAGTTCCTTCTGGTGCATTAGTAGGTCTCCACGGCTGGGGCACAGCAACATAGTTGGAGGGAGTCTCTTGTCTATTAGTAAATACACTTCCACCAGAGCTACCTAATACTTTATTCATAACAGATGAAACAGGACTTGTATTGGTATACCCTCCTGTTAGTGTTCTCGTAATAGGATTATCTGATGGAGATACTTGACCAGGTAACTCTGCTCCAGGAGTTCCTTCCTGTCCACCGTAGTACTTCTCCATTTCCTTACTTGCCCAGGAAAGCTGCCGAAGTGCTTCCTTCTCATTTTGAGCTAGCTCCATTTTCTTAGCTTCAAGTGTAATATTTCCAGCAGCCTTGGCAGCAGCAAGTGCTCCTTTATTAGCAAGCTCCTGCTTTGATAAAGCAAGATTAGAGGCTGCTTTAGTTTGGGAAGCTATGAACCTTGGAAGGTTTGCAAATGCTGCAGCAAACTGGTCATTGGCCTGCTTCTTTCTACCGGCTGCAGTATTAGAATAGTTCTTGACTCCAGTGAATCCAAGAGAACTACCTGTATTAAATACAGCTTGTGATTCCCTTCGTATTGCTTCTAAATCATCTACTGTTGGCATATTAGCCTCCTACCATAAGTTTCCAATGTCGTCTACAGAACCACCACCAACATTAGCATTAAATGACAGTGACCTTCTAACATCACTAGCTGTAAGGTCTGATGAAGAACTATCGTTGCTTCCGTGTTGCATTGCAGCACTTGCGTGTATGCTACTCATTGCGGAAGCTGCTAATTGACTAGCCATAGAAGAGCCAGCCTTCTTTGCTTCTATAGTCAGTGCATTTGTCTGTATAGCTCCTTGGATGTTTATCTCAGCTTGTTTAAGAACTCTATCATTAAGTGCATTGATGCTTGCAATAGTTACTTCTTGGGCCTTTATAGCCAGTTCATTGTTAGAGCGAAGAGCCTCAATATTGGCTACTGCTGCCTTTATTTTGCTATCAAAAATCAGTCCCTGAATCTGTCCACTTCCTAAGATAGCTTTAATCTCCTCACTGTACTTATTAATATCTGCAGTGTAACCTTCTATTAAGGCTCTATTCTTTTCAATAACCTGCCTTGATTCAATCTCATTCACTTGAGCCTGAGATTTAGCTCCTTCCACCTTAGCAACAAATGCTCTTACAAGACCGTTGTAAACATCTACCTTAGCCTGTTCACCAGTTATCTGAGCTTTGTAAGCATCATACTTTGCAGTATTTGCTCCAACTGCTGTAGCATAAGCTCTTACCTTTTCACCATATGCCTGGACTCTCGCAGCATCTGCAGTTATTGCAATTCTTACTGAATCAACTTGTGCTCTGTAAAGATTAATCAAAGTTTCTACAGCACCAACCTGAGCTGTATATATCTGAACATCAGCCACCTGCAAGTCTTTCCTTATTCTCGCTCCTTCAAGCTGTGTCTTATATGCTTCAAGATACAATATCTCAGCTCTTATCTCACTTTCATATGCAGCAAGCTTTGTCTTATACAATTCTACTTGTGCATTGAAATAATTAAGATTAGCATTAAACACAAGTATTGCTGCTTCCTGGATATATTTTGCAGTTTCAAATGCTCGCTGTGCAACTTGATTAGCAAACTGCATTAGTGAGTCTTCACGCTGTAATCCAGCACTTATTATAAACTGATTATTCTTTTGGGCAACTTCAAATGCCTGAACAAGGACTGCATTACTGTGGTCAAGTCTCTGTCTTGCAGCAACCTTATTAGCTTCAAGCAATCTTCCAGACATAGCACCTGGAGGAATCTCATGTCCTCTGGCACTAAAGTATTGCTCAATTTCTCTATAGTTATTATCAACCTCATCTTGAAGTCTATCAAGACCTCTTTCATAGATAGCATTTTCAACTATGGCAGGAATACCAGAACCAAAGGTAACTGTTCCATCAGACAGTACAGTCCTATTTGCAAGTACTTCTTCAAGTAACCTAGCATCTAGTGCATCTCCCAATGCTGACTGATAAACTTGCTCGTTATATATAAATGTATTACCTGGAGGTGTGACTGATAATACTGGCTCCTGTGCATCAAATCCAGGCCTTTGAATAGTAGGAGCTTCTGGTAAAGTAATGTCTTCGAGGACTGGAACAGTAGGCAGTTCAACATCGGGAGATGCTGGCATATCTCTATTAGGAACATCTGGTACATCACCAGGTTCTTCTGGCCAAGTTACAATAGGAATCTCTGGGATATTAACAGTTATTTCTTCTGTAAATGTAGGAATGTTAACAGGATTTATAGTAGGATAACTATCCAGCGTAGGTTTTACTGGATTATCCACTCTATCAAAGTCAACATTAATATCAGGTTCAGGGACATCAGCTGTTACAGCATCAAAGGTTACTACATTAGTTTCCTGCTCTATATCAGATGGAGTAAACTGAAAGTTGTCGTCAACAAGGTCTGCTGCAGTTTCAACAGCAAGATTCCATATTGTATCAGCATATGCTTTAGCCAAATCGAACTGGTCTTTGACTATAGTGCTTGCCCAATAAGGACTTCTCCATTGAGTCCAATCTATCTCAAAAGTCCAATCTGTTACTGTTGTTTCAACTGGCATATTTCACCTCAATAGAAATCTATATAGTCACACTCAAGCATTGTATTCCTTCCTGGACTACCTTTTGGGAATACTTCAAATAGGTCAAAAACGAATCCACATCTTACTATATCAGAATCAAATGGATAAGAAGGACTAGTTAAGTCAATCTGTATCGGTGTTCCACTTGAGCCCACTGAAAATCCTAAGTCTCCTATAAATGAAGTATTACTTCCAGGTGGATTATATCCTGAATTATTATATAAATTCTCATCAATCCCTAGAAACCACACCCAATAGTGACCATTAGCATCTGTAGCAATAAATGCACATGAGCTAGTTTGTGTTATTGCGGTTTCTCCAAATCCCCATCCAGGGTCTGCATCTGCCCAACATTTGGCAGCAATTTCAAGTGTCGTAGCTCCTGAGTTTGTATAGGGATTTACTGGGTCTCCTGGTGCTCCTCCTGTTGTTCTATTATCCCAAATTACTCCAAAACTTGAATAATAAGCATAATTACTTGGGCTTATTCTATAAGCAACTTCTGTATGAATATTACATTCTAAGTATCCACCAAGAATATCTACCCAGAACATATTATCGACTTCATCATCATTGACTGGCCAAGTCCAAGTCCAGCTACACATATCTGGATTTGTAAGTGGGTCGATTCCTGGATAGCCACTTCCTGGCTGTGGGTTAGCTCCTGTGTAATCAGTTATACTTGAATGAAACTGTAGAGGGTAGAAATATAAGTCTGTCCTCATGTATACTTCCCACAAGTGGTCTAGACAGACAGCATCTTTCGTTCCTTCCCAGGGCTCCCATGGCCTTCGCTTTTTCTCCTTAATAACTTCTCCACCATATGGAGGACAGGTTATCGTTATTTCATTATAGCTCTGATTTACATAAATAGATATTACACTTCCATCAGCTCTATTAAGGATTCTCCTATCAACAAGCACCTTATTGAATGACATAAGATTTTGCAGCACTTCAAGTTGCTGTAATGCCAATCCAATAAGATTATTACAAGCACGAACATCTCCTCTTAAGATGAATTTTGGGTTAAGTCCTGTCCACATTATGCTTCAGATGTCGTCTTAAGAATAAGCATTAATGCTTCCATTGAGTCTATTGAGAAGTCACAGCCATCAATATTATCAACTCGAACAGACCAATGAACGCCTTTACCATCTCTTCCAACAGGTACTTTACTACCTTTCTCCAGCTGTCCATTATAGGTCTTTTCAAGGACATATTCCCTAGCATTTTCCTCGCTGTTATATACAGTAAACTTAAGGTCTCCATCAGCTTCATGTCTTACAAATAAAGACCTCATTCTCTTAAGATTCCTTAATCCAAAGTCTGTTGTATATAGCTTAAAATAAGCATCAATGCTCGCTGTCACATCATCACTACCAGTTTCAATTTGGAACAGTCCATCCTCATTTCCACCATAGCACTTATTCCCGAACTTAACCATAGAACCAAATGAATAGTTAAGGTACTGAGAGCAAGCTACTAGTGGAATTCTTATTGCTATGACTTGTCTACAAGTTGCCATTATCTGCTATACCTAAGTACATTAGAGCAGTACTCTGTTGTGTTTGTTATAACTGTACCATGAATAATAAGACTTGGTAAGTCAGCATCACCATCTCCTGAGGCTTCTGTATGTCCTGTTGCATCAGCCATGAAATAAGGTAATGTAAATTCTGCATAGGCATAATAACCTGCTTCGCCTGTTGCAGCTATTCTCAAGACAGGAAGTGTTATATCAGCAGTTATTAGGGCTGATTGGAATGCTGTAGCACTTAATGTCAACGCTGGTAATTTTACACTTGCAGTTATAGACCCACTTCCATAAGCCTCTGCGTATGCAGTTAGTCTTGGTAATATTACTGAAGCATTTATAAGAGGACTGTGTAGTGCAGTAGCCTCAACCTCAATAGAACCAAGTGTTATATTTGCAATAGCACCCGTGTAACCAAGTACGCTTAGCTTTGGTAAGTCAATATCAGCAGATGCTACTTCTCCAAGTATGATAGTGGAATCAGCATCAAATGAGGGAAGCTCAATGTTTGCTGTTGCACCTGTATAAGCCTCACATTCTAAGGCTGGAATGTATCCAAATCCCCTGCCAACCGGTGGATTCTGAGGAATGACCATAGGATAACTTGATGATATATAATGGTCAGCATCATCAACAACTATGGGAATAGCATATGGGTCTACTGTATCATGTATATGTACAGCATCATTTACAGGTAATATAGGAACTGTAAGTATTACTGGTGAGGATATATGAGAGTAAACATTGTAAGGCTTTAAAATAACTGAAAGAGTAATTTCCTCACCATCATGCTGAATATCATCCCCATCTGATATAGCATAAAGTAAACTATCAGGAGTATGCAAAATATCAGCATCATCTATAACCAGGAACACATGAAGTATTGGCTCATCAGAACCAAAAGCGTGTTCTGCACTACCATTATTTGCTGACCATAATGGGTCTGCTATGTGTACATGAGTTGGCATAGTTAATCAATTATTAAGTGAGGAATCAGGAAAACCCCTAAGTCATCAACATTATCTGTTAGCACATGAGCATTACCAAGTTCAACAGGAGTCTGTGGTGAACCATCTTGAAAGTTACCGTCAAAGATTACTTCATCAGTCTGGTCAGTATCATAATCAATCTCTATTCTGTCGATAACCAGAACAGCTCCCATATTCCATCCCCATGTATACTCCCCATAATAACCTGGTGACCCACCACCATAGCTCTGTGCATTATAAAAGAATACATTACCGTACAACTTATTACCTGTTATATGAGTAAACTCCATATATTTAGTTGTATTATAGTCAGCAAAATTCCATATCCCATCCCAGGTAATACCATCATCTGAATAAAGATGGCCAGTCTTTTCAGCATGGTAAGTATCATCATACAGTGGAATATACCTTCTTCCACTTGAGTCCATATTAGCTCCACGAACCCATCTGAAGTTAGGCCCAATATCCACATATGTAGTTATAGGAGTCATACCAGCTAATGTTACAAGGTCAACAACATCATTACCACAGTATATTGGGTTAAATGTTCCAGACATCTGACTTGGCATATATTCATCTGTTCCACTTACACTCGTAGCTCTTAGGTAATATAATTCAAAGGTATTAGAGCTGGTTCTTATAGCCATCGGAGATATAGCATACATTGTGCCATCATTCAGCATTACACTATTAAATGCTCCACCAGTACTATAGAACATCCACATCTTATATCTGGCTACATGGTCAACAGTAAAAAACAATCTTCTTGTTCCATCTCCACTTACTACAAGTGTGCGATAGTGTTTACCTATGTAATCATAAGTAGTTGCATCACATATAGCTATTGGAGTAGACCAAGTTGCTCCATTCCAGTACATATACATCCAGGTGTCAACTGGGCCTACATCCTCATGAAACCAGTATGCAATATGAGGATAGCCATTGTCATCAGTTGTTATAACTACCTCATATATATCTTCATCACTGGCAACACTAAGTAACTGCGTCCATACCCACGCACCTGATGCATTAGTATAATATCCTACACCATCAACATCTGGAGTTGGAGGAGTATAGGTTGTTTGTATAGCTAAGTGAAACTTGCCATTAATATCTACACAAGCATCACAGCTAAGACAAGTTAAATAATAGTCTGGCTCAACTGGTGGTGTTATATCTGTAAATGTCCAGCTTCCAGTCCCATTTGTAACATAGTATATCCTATACCAGAAGCTGGTCATATCTATCATATGTGTATATCCTAGCTCATCAATATGAACTATTGTTCTATGATAGTTATTATCCCAATGGTAGTAATTATCTCCTATATATTCAGGATGACAGTATATTTCTTCTAACTCAATGAGATATGGGTCTTGAGCCCAGTTAAGTGGTATAGTCCTTAGTAAATTATTTCCAGCACTTGTACCCATTACAGCATCATCCTGCCCATATACAGTAATTGTCACTGGTACATGGTCTCCAGGATAATATACTTCAACAACTAGATTAGTTGGATTATAAACTGGAGGAGCCTTTACAGGAACCAGTACACCAACATCCCCTTTTTGATTACCATTATAGGAGTATGCTTGATACCCAGTTATTGTTCCACTGCTTTTGGTTATTCCACTATATAAGGCATTATTACCATACTGGACTTCATATCCATTAGCCATGTGAGATGAAGTTATTATCCTATCATACTCACTATCTGGGTCTTGGTGTACAGGAATCCAGTGTTTACTATGCCAGTTCCACATATAGCTGGGATTGTAGGGGTTATATGTCCCAGTCAAAATATCTGGATAAAATCCAGCATCCCATTCCTCATTAGGATACTGCTCATTAGGAGCAGCTTCCCAATAAATAACAGTGAACCATTCTGAATAATCTAGAGAGTCTAAGTCTGCCATTATGTTGGGTCTTGTAAGGTTATGCCCCAAGAAGGAACAGTTACATTACCTGTTGCTGTTAATGACTGTGGAGTACAGGTGGTTATATACATCAGTGTTCCACTGCTTCCATTATCAGTTAAAGCAATGTGCGTTGCTGAGCCACCATCTGAAATATACAGAGCAGATGCACTGCCAAAGTTTTCGGGGATAGTCAGCTTTCTTCCGCTGGTACCATCACCTACTGTGGCAAGAGAAGTAATATCTACAACACTGGATATAGCCAACATATAACCAGAAGATGCAGCAACATTTACTGCTTGGTCATATGTTGTGGGCTGAGCAGAGCACACAGATAGCCTATTTGCATTACCTTTTATCTCGGTAAGCATTAAATCTAAAAGATAATCAGCACACCATTTAGACATTTGTTACCTCCTTAAGAAGCGGGTAGAGTTATTGCAAAAGTATCTACCGTTGATGTAGCACCTATAACAATATTGGTAGATGACATATTTATGACTGCTCCACTTGTAGCTACATTACCGTCAAATCTCACAGCAGTTGCATTTGCACCAGTGTCCATGGGATTAGAATAATACCTGAACCATCCCGCTGTACCAGCAGCAACACCTACGCCTGACCAAACTTCATCAGAACGCTTGGATAAAATGCCACTTACAATAGGCCCAAACTCAAGCCCATTAGTCGGAGAACCTGGTGTAAAGGCACCAGAACCGACTGTGATAGTAACAAGTAATGTACCTGTTTCAGCATCATCTGCGGATGAAGGCTGGGAGCCAGAATAAATCCTGATGACTCCATCCTTTAGCAATTCCTGGAAGGATTCTCCATTATCGCTTGTTACCGTAGTATCGGCTTCAAAGGCCTCCGTTGCAGCAAGTGTACCGGTGGCAAAAGTCAGTGTACTCGCAGATACAGCAGTCAATGTAATACCTGATATATCATTGCCAGCGGTAGTTGAATTCGCAGTTGTAATAGCATCTCCCACACGAAAACCTCTTGTGAGGAATGTATTTTCGCTATCGGTTATTGTGTCGGGAGAACCTCCATTATCATTATACTGAAGCGTAGTACCCATGTGGAAAGCGTCAGCTAGTAAGGAGTTCCTCAAACCTGTACTCAGTTTAAGACCCATTTGTTATCCTCCTATGGTTCACAAGAAAAGATGTATTTCTTATCAGTAAGGACGCTCCCACCAAGTTTAGAAGCATCATAAGTTAATTTGTCATCTGTTAAATTTTTGTAAAAGCCTCCTGGTCCGAGGAGGATAATTCCTCTATTAGTTGCTGCAATTATCATCTGTTCATGAATCCTGTAGTCAGGAAAGTTACTTCCTTGAATCATCTGATTTGTTCCAGTTATAATCGTCTCATCAGATATTACTGTCATAGCAACTGAATCAAAGTCATTACCATGATAGTAAAGAATTCTTCCATCAACTCCAACATAGAAACCAGAACTCACTTTATCAATCATTCTAATTTCAGAACCAACAGGCATATAGCTTCTTGCCATATCGAACCAGTGATATGAAAATCTTTCAGATGCCCATATTAAATCCCCACTGCCTATGAGCATCCTACTATTAAATAATCTTAAGTGATTACCTTTCGGTGGGTCACTAAATGTTCTATCAGTAGCTGGACCTACATAGGAAGCTGCAGTCCATGGAGACCTAGATAAACCGTCAATAATCCCAGAATCCATATTATTAGAAAAATAAGTCCTGCTACCAACAGTCTCAAACGCTGTCCTTTCATCAGATATACTCCCCAGTGCTGTAGTCCCTTCAGACTGATTCATAGCATAAAGGATACCCTCAGAGATAAAATACATATAAGCAGACGACGCATAGAGACTGTGAACATTGGTAAAGTTTCCTATTTCAGAATATCCCTTTCTCCTCCCTACTCTGCCTGTCCTATCTATGTCCACATTGACAGCTTCAGCTAATTCACAGACACCATTATCTTCGTTATAGCTCAGCCGAGCTGGGTCTACCACATTATTCAATCCTGTGGTTGCTCGCAGCATTAAATATCTTTTAGACATTATAAGGATTCCTTATGGCAGATGGCCTATTCTTACCAATCCACTCCCGAAGCTTTTGAAGATGTAACTCCTGCTGACTCATATGATGCAGTGTATTGACTTTCTCATTCTCATCCAGTCCATCCTCAATATTCTCATAAAGTATCTTTGCAGCACCATGTGCTAGAAGTCCCCTATGAAGATGCTCAGGTAAACAAGTAGGTATATCAGAATTACCAGATAGTGCCGTTGGTAGCTTATAATAAAGGATTAGTAGAGAGGTAGCCACAGAGGGTATCTTTCTGTACCACAGGGTATTTCCCTCTAAGGCTACCATCTCTACATCTCCCTCATCGTCCAGTCCCGGACTTTCATTTAGGAGGTCAGTCAAACTTGGCTTTATTTCAACCTTTGTGTCGCTCCCATAGGAAACAAACAAAAGCTTGCCAGCAGAGGTGTTTGGCATAGAAGCCCAAGCCTGGTCGACTACTGTCAACACTGATGTAACTGCCTTTAACTCAGGAAGGTCTACCTCTCCTGCTACGAAGGCTAGAGCCTCATTAATAGCCCCAGGGATACTTGAAGCAATATCTGGACTCCAGTCTTGCACGAGGAGTTGTACCTCTGATATGAGCTTCCCAAAGTTCATTACATCAACCTCCTATCTTAGGAACGGGTTCCTGGTATACTTGAAATCAGCATATGGAACCGTGCAGCTCCTGCAGTCAGTGATGCAGACACTGTAGCATATACAACAGGTACAGTTGCCTGAGCACCGGTAATAGCAAGACCAAGAGTCCCTGCAGCCCATGCTGTATAAGCATCACTTGTTGCCCAGCCATATACACCGGTAGAAGTGGCTGTAATGTCAGCCTGGGCAATGTACTCGTCTGCGTCAACAATACTCAGTGTTGGGTCATCCGGTGTAGGAATAGTACCAGAACCCAAATCCAACAGCGGTGTGCCACCTGCAAACAGTGTGGTTACCTGGCAGATACAGTGATGAATGACATAGATTTGTCCTGTATTCACAAAGTCAAACAAGATGACATTATCACCAGTGTCTTCGTAAGTGACTTCAGCAGAGGTTATCCAAACAGGATTCTCAAGAACCTGATTTCTAACATCTGTTCTCCTTTTGTCGTTAGTTGCCATTTGTTATTCCTCCAAATATTTACAGCTACGATGTTCAAATTTTGACCATCCCAGCTTATTTCAATACTGTATACTCCACAAAAACTGTGAATGTTCCAACTGTACCACCATTGTCATCTACATCAACGGTGATAGCACCTCTTGCAGTGTCAAACCACTTACCTTCTGCTTCGTCAGCAGTCCCACCCACAGATGTTTTCATTCCAGTAGCATCAGGGTCACATTCAGTACTTGTCATGAAAGCATCTGGGTCAGCCGATTCACCGTTGCCAATGAAGCCAACAGTCATTGTCGCACCAGCATCACCATAAGCAGTATCTATACGAACCCATACTTTCTTAACAAAGGTGAATCTTGGTAGATGAATGATGTTGTAGCTCCCATCAGCTGGTTCAATCATCAGCTTGCTTCTGGCAAGACGATAGTTGTCCGATGCTGCTGTAGAATACCTATCAGGCATGATAACCTCCTTACCCAGAAATTAATTGTTACGCAGACAGTGGCTCAGCGTAGGAAGAACCTACCAGACAACCGTAATCCTGGCTATTGAAGACAACCTTCTTTATACCAAGAATACCACCACCACGAATATTCACATAGCGTTTTGCATCTTTCTCATAGGGTACAAAGGACATTGTAGTTCCTTTGCTTTCACCAGCTCCACCCCATGCAATACAAGCAGCCTGTGCACCAAGGAAAAGATTACGGTAGACACCACCGGAGGCATCTCCCTGTACTCTGCGAATACGCTCAGACTTGGAAACCAGCATACCATTGTAGACAATTTCTACATTCTCCATAGCCAGTTTCTGGGCTGACCGCAGCATATCACCCCACTCACCAACATTGGTATTTTTCCTCAAAGCATCAAATACATAGTCGTGAAGTATAACACGATAGTATTTCTTGCCCTGAATCATAAGTGGACGAAGCTTGTAGCCGGTAGCAGCTCTTGGTATCCTAGCAATTTGTTTCATCCTATCAAGCATGGTCAAATCCAGGATATTTGCCGAGGTCATAGATGCCTCAGCTACATCATCTGCGAGAACCAAGTGGTCACTATCAGGAGCCGATGGATTCTGAGCAAATGTTTTGCCAGCAATCCTGAAGGTGGTATCACCACAAAGATGAGCGAACATCAAGTCAGAAAGCTTATCTGACCACCACTCCTGGAGGCCCATCTTACCTTCCTGCATAAGGTCATAGGGAACCCTCTGCTGGTCCATTCTGCCACCAGTGTCAACCGCATGATTAAGTTCTTCAATGGTCATGTCAAAGTCTTTGAAGACCAGTGCCTCTTCATTCCCCTCAACAGTATCACGACCAACAACACCTTCGCCAGACAACGGCAGCCTGATACCCATTGTTATAGTATCACCCTCGCCTTTGCCAAGTTCGGTCTTCATCTGAACGATATTTTCCGTCCCTGTACCAATCAGCTCGTTAAATTCAATGTCCTTGAGAACGACTTTGAAAAGTTCCCGAGACCATCTCTTACGAGTAAGCGCATTATTGGTCAAGAATTTTGTCTGTCCCATTTAAAAATCCTCCGATTATTTAGGCAGTTCCTCAGCAAGATACTTGTCGTAGACATCAGCTGGAACACTAGCAAGCTGTGATTCATCCATAGCATCTATCTTAGACATTGTCCAGCCACCTTTTCCACCGCCTCCACCTCCAACATTGGAAATACTGGGAGCAACATTGTTATCGCTTCCATCAGCTTTCCGTCCAGTAGGTGTCGCAGCATTGGCTTTTCTGTATGAGGGATGATGCTTCTTGATGTTTTCATATAGATATTTATATGGGTTTCTCTGTCCCCAAATATGCTCCATAGTCATTGCATAAGCATCGCTGTAGGAAATTCCTTTATCCTCAGCAACGCTCCGTGTCAAGGCATCTACGAAGTCATCGTGGTGCTGTTGGGAAACCACTGTATCAACATCTTCAAACTTAGGATTTATCCTCATCATTTCAAGCATATCCATCAGCTGGTCTTGACGACCTGTATCAACTGAAGTATCAGCATTTAAATTTTCGACATCCTCATCACTTAAGATGCCAGCTTCTTGCAACTTAGCTTCCAGTAGCTTATTACGCTCATTTATGTCACGAATTGTCTGACCTTGTTCACGCAATAAAGCTCTGTAATTACTTTCCCTGTCAGCTGGTTGAATATCAACATCTCCACCAGCATCGTCTGAATCAGTCGCAGCAGCTTCTGCCTCCTGACCAGCATTATCGGGATTATCATTATCAGTTTCGGAACTTGCCTGCTCAGCAGGGGTTTCCTCTGCCCCAGAATCAGGACTATCTTCATCCATAGTCTTGTCAGGACCAGCCGCTAATGCAGCGTCCTCTACATCACCTGGGTCACTGTTAATATCTTCACCATCAAAGTCTTTTTCTATTAAGCTGTCTATGCCATCCTTACCCATTACTGACCTCCTTGCTTCTTACCAGCATTTTTGAGTTGCATTTCTTTCTCCATCATCTGGAGTTGTCTCTGATACATTTCTTCCTGATAGACTCGAATCCTCTGCTTGACCGAGAATGGAATAGATGTATAGTCCATTATAACATCTGGTGGAATAACACCAGGATTATTCTGGCTGAAGTCAACAAGCATCTTGGCTATTGCAAGTCTTGTACTTTGTGCCATAGATTCTTCATCAATTATTAAGTCAAATTCCGCAGCTGTTATATCATTAAAATCAGGGCCTTGCGGATTCAACTGACTGTTTATTTTCATCAGTTGCCAGCCATTTTGACCTTCAATTCTTATTACTTCTTCTTGAGTAACATACTGCTGAATCAATGACATTAGCATTTTTGTGCTAAGTTTTCTGCTTTCATTATAATTCTCAAATAGGATATTTAAAACAGCAATAGAACTTTGCTGCCTCATTTGCATAGAAATTCCAGGCTCTCTTGAATAAGTTTGAACTCCCATCATAGGGTCTTGAACGCCTGAAGCATCTTTCATTGCTTGCTGATTCGTTGCATCAAGAACCTGGAATATAGGGCTAATTTGTGGTTGCTTAGTAAAATCAATCCTGTTAAGCCCACCCTTTGATAGCTCCATATGAAATGTTGGGTCAGCACTTCTTTCCTCATAGTCCTCAATATTGAGAACCGCACCAGCCTCATGTAACAGTATTCCCTTCGGTGCTGTTTGTAGTAAATGAGTTAACTGCCTCCTCATAGTGTTAAGACCACGCTGTGGGTCTTTCATCATAGTTATTGCACTAAAGAACCTATTGTTATTGTCATCCTCATAAGCACCAAACTGAATGAAAGGAAACATATCATGAGTATATGGAGTTATTCCCCACCTTAATATTCCACTCCCAGAAAAGATAGCAAAGTATACAATCTTCTTATGAGCAGATATTCCTTGAACACCATCTGGGTTTTGAAATTTTCTCATGCTGCCATCAGGCATAGGCATTTCAATGCCCTCCATGATAGCATTACTAAACTTCTTAAAATCAGGCGGAAATAAGTATTCTTGCTTCCCATTCACAGGATTTACAAACCAAATAACTTCCTTTATCTCCCGCCACCAAGCTTCAACAAGCCTGTATTTCTCAGCAGTTACATCAAAGAAGTCTGGCATACCCTCAACAGAACTTCCAGTTCCAGCAGCACTTCCATCGAAGTCTGGCCAGAACTGCTTAATCTCTTCCTCTGTTAACCACTTATTAGCAAAGAAGAACCTCGCATCAGACATATCATATTCAGTAGAATCTGGGTCTTTATAGCAGTCATAACCACGATAGACCTTAGTTTCTATCTTCTTCTTGAAAGGATTACTTGTATCTATATAGAAGTTAAGATAGCTTCTTCCACTCTTAATACAGTGTTCAAAACATCTCCCTTCTTTCCTATCAAGATTCAGTTTTCTTTTGAAATGCTTAATAGTATTGTGCATCAATTCAGATAATGCTTCATCCTCAGTACCAACTGGAATAACATTCATATCCAGCCTCATTTGAGAACCAATACC